ACAAGGCCAAGGTATTGGCCACTTGGGGCTGACTCCATGGCCCAAATGTCTTCAGATGTGTAGAGTTCAGCTGGGTCTGTATCCCGTGCAACACCTTGGCCACTTCGCTTGTATGGAATCTTTTTATTGCCTTGCAGGGCAAAGGTACAAAAGACCGCATCGGGTGCGACTGCGCCTATCTTGCAGGCCACAGACTGGGACTGGACAAATGTGTCGTTTTGGGGTGTTTCAGTTATGATTGCCACTGAAATTCCTTTAGTTGGGTGTTTCATTGTTAGTTGCCCTTGAGTTGGACTTTGGCCTGGTAGTGTTAACGCGCTGCCAGGCTTTTCTTTTGGGGGCGTGAGTTATGGATTCTATTCCTTGGCCTTGACAAGACTTGGCGCAGCACTTTTCTCACCGACTAGGTCTTCGCTGACTTCGACACCGAGTTTTAAGACCGCACTGGGGCTTTTAAGTTCCCATGCAGCTTTGTTGTCTTTAAATGCTTCCATGACCAGAGCCTCATCCTTCCAGAATTTGGTCTTGCGGCCTGCGCGCATGGTCCAGCCATCAATCGCTTTGCCATCAGTGATCTGAGCCTTGGCAGCAGACTGCACGGCATCGGCCCATGCGGCCACTAGGACAGCGTTGTCCAGCATCTCTGGGGTGACTGTCGTGTCAGGCTTGAAATCGCTTCTAGCGACTTCTTGGACCTTCTCGCGCATGGATGGGCAGATGGTCTTGGCCTTGCAGTATCGGCAGGCATCGGGTGATGGGTTGGTGGGTGCATCGCCTGTGAGCGCCAGCTCGGCTGCCTCTTTTAAGCGCCTGCCGTGCAAGTTCAAGTAATTTCCAGACACTGTCCACTTGCTGTGGCCAACACGGGGCTGGAAAATGTGCATGGTGCATTCGATGGTGTCTGGCGCTTTAAGCTGGCGCATTGCACCAAGGGCATAGGTCAGCAATTGTTTGTTGTCATTTGCGTCAACAGCGACACGGCCAGTCTTCAGATCAATGACATGAAGATGGTTGCCATCGACCAGGATGGCATCAGCAGTCCCACCAAGCGCTGGGTGCAGTGACTTCAAGCCTTCATCAAGATTGACCTCAATGAGCTTCTTTCTGGGGTTTTCGACTAGCGTATTGACAAAGTTGGCATAGCCTTGGGCCATGGACAAATGGTCAGGGTCAGTGCCAGTGGGGATTGCACCACCGCGCAGAATGATCTCTGACAGTTCATGGATGGCTGTGCCAATGGCAGCGGCCTCACCAGCTGGCTCATAGGGCATGAGGGATTCAAGGCGATATGAGCCTGGGCATTGCATGAACCGATCTGTTCGTGATGCTGAGAGTCGGGCGTGTTTTCGGGTTTCGTGTTGCATGGTTTCTCCTGGTTAAATGATTTGTGAAATGATTTTCTGCTTGGCGATCACTTTGCCAAGAATGGTGTGGTCCAGTGATGCCCTGACTGTCAGCAAGTAGATCAATGGCTTCATGCCGTTTTTGTTGATGTTTTCGACTCGGCTGCTGGCTTGCTCTAAGGCACTGGTCTGCCAAGTTGGCTCGACAAAGACAATCGTGTCGGCAGCTGACAAGTCAATGCCCTCACCGCATGACCCAATGTTTCCGATAAAGCACTTGGTCTTGCCAGACTGGAATGCGTCAATGTTCTTTTGGCGCTGGGCCTTGGGCGTGTCACCTACCACCATGACGGGTTTGTGTTCTTTGAGACCATCATTGAGCATGGCCACCACCTCTTTGTGATGGGCAAACACCACCACAGGCTCATCGGCCTGGAGCAAGTCATCGATAAATTCAATGGCCAGTGGGGCTTTCCTGATGCCAGCTTCCCGCATGATTTCTGACAAGCCCTCAAAGGCCAAGAGAGCATTGGGATTGGCCACCAATGCGTCAGCATCAAATGACTGCTCGCGCTTGTCCACTGCCAAATCAAAAGTGATCAGGCTCACTTGTGGTTCTTTGTAGTCCATGAAGATGTCTTCTTTTTTGCGTCTGAGCATGTGGGGCTTGACCATTTCTTTGAGTTCTGGGATGTTGGATGCACCAGACACATCAAGGCCGCCCCATGGTGGACTCCATGCTTTTGCATATCGGTAGACAAAGTCAAACCAGCCGCCCCTGTAAATGCCAAGGCCGTGCAAGATTGGCCACAGTTCAGCTGGGCGGTTTGGCACGATAGTGCCACTGAGTGCAAAGACATAGTCAATCTTTTTCATAGCAAGCATTGCGGCCTTGGTGCGCTTTGCCTTTGGGTTGGCCAGCCTGTGGCACTCATCCAAAACTAGAGTGTTATATCTGTCCAAATCTGTTTGTGCGTATTGCAACACATCATAGTTAATGATGGTGATATCTGCACCATTCACCTCTGAAGCCTCGCGTTTTCCATTGACCACATGGACAGAGATATTGGGTGCTAATTTGGCAAATGCGGCCTCCCAGACTGTCTTGGCAATGGCTGGGCAAACAATCAGTGCGGGTAGGTTTTCAAGTGCAGCAGCTGCTGTGGGTAGCGTCTTACCAACCCGTGGCTGGTCGGCCAATATGGCCCTGCGCCTGGACAGCAAGAAGAGCTTGGCCTCTTGCTGGTGGGGGAATAGTTGCATGATCGTTTCCTCGTTTTAACTTGCAGGCATCTTAACTGACATTTGTGCTAAAGTGCAATTTCTGTTTGACGACAGAAACGTAAAAACCTAAACCCTTAAAAGGAAAAAACCATGTCAACTAGAGTCGTAACCGGAAAAGTTCGTTTTTCTTATTTCTCAGCTTTAACAGCTCGCAAGAATGAGATGAACGGCAAAGAAGAGTTCTCAACACAAGTGCTTGTCCCCAAGACAGACCTTGACACTGTGAACCAATTGAAAGCGGCAGCCAAGGCCGCATTGACCGCCAAGTTCGGGGACAAGATTCCCAAGACAGTGCGCAATCCATTGCGTGATGGCGATACTGAAGTCAAGTCTGATGGATCACCACTGGGGGCTGAGTACGCTGGCCATTATTTCTTCAACACCAAAAGCACCAACAAGCCTGGTGCAGTGGATGCCCATGGCCATGACATTCTTGGATCACAAGATATTGTCTCTGGCGACTATGGCAGGGTGAGTCTCAATGCCTATGCTTATGACCAGGCAGGCAACAAGGGTGTGTCGTATGGATTGAACAACATCATGTTGTTGTCCAAGGGTGATTCGCTAGGTGGTGCAAAGCCATCAGCGGCCAGTGACTTTGGCGTGGTGGCAGGCAAAGGCTCTGCACCAGTGGCCGAGTCAGTCGACAGCGACTGGTGATCTGTCGATCAGTTTCTCAAGGGCCAAGTGCAATTGATTGACTGATGTCCACAGTGGCTCAACAGTCCCAGACAGCCATCGGCTCACCTGGGACTGTTGGATGCCAGCCTCATTGCACACCGCAGCCATGGTGATCTTGTGAGCTTTGGCCTTTGCCTTGATATCGTGAATTGATTGCATGACCGCATTCTAATTGCGCTTTATGTATAAAAACAACAGATTAAAAATAATTCTTGCAAGATATTTGTTTTGCGTCATAATTCGTTACACCAACACAAAACGGAGTAAACGAAATGAAACTTATTAGCATCGATCAAGCCTGTGGCCACACGACTGTTATTGTTGAAAAAAGCAATATTGAATATTGCATATTTGTTGATAACCACGGCACTACAAAAAATGAAGTTTATGAAAACTCAAACTTCCGCAAAATTCGCAAAAACTCCAAGCTCCATGAAATGTGTTTTTCTTTTGCACAAAACAAAATAGCCCAGCAAGCCGCAGCCTAATCAAACCCACGGGGCTTCGGCCCTATTAACGAAAGAAACCAATGAAACCCTCAACCGAAACCCTCTTGGATTATTTGACTGCCATTGCCATTGGCGTTGGCATGGCCGCATTACTTGTCGCATGGTGGTCAACATGAAGCCAACACCTATTTGCCCCAAGGGCCTCTTTGAATTTGCCTGCTCAGTAGAAGATGTTGACCTTATATGCTTTCTGGAATACAGCCCAGAAGAAAAGGGGTCAGTTGATTCCCTTGGCTCACCTTATGAGCCTGACTATGAGGAGTGCATGGTGCTGAATAACGCATACATCGCTGGCACTGATGTGGACATTGCCCACATTATTTTGCAGTCCATGGTGGACCACATTGAAGTGTCTGCGCTGGAGAAGCTCAATGACCGATAAAGAATTGCCACTCGCCCTTGAGGCTTGCTTGGACCTGACCATTGCCCTGACTGCACCAGAGGGTTATGGCCATGCCACCACTCAAGAGATAAGAACCCACGCATTCGTTGTCAAAACAATGCTGGAGCGCTTGAAATCCCGAATGGAGAGTGGCACATGGCCAGAGGCTTAAAACCCCGTGTAGAGCCTGCCATTGAGGCAGCACTACAAAAGAAAGGCAATCTGTCTGACCTTGATCTGGCCAAGTTGTGCTTTTGTGCCAGGCGCAGTGCAGCAAGGATTCTGTTTGATTTGCACCGCCATGAATTGGTATATATCAGTGGTTATACCAGAGTCAGCGCCAATGGTCAGTGGCGGCCACTGTGGTCATGGGGGGAGGGTGTTGATGCCATAGCGCCTGGGCCAGTGCCAGGGTCTGAGCGCATTAAGAAATACCGCGACAAAATGAGTGCAGACGACAAAGACTTTGACGCTGCCAGACGTAGACAGAAAAGACGGGTTGTGAAACGCGACCCACTTGTGGCCGCGTTTTTTGGGAGTTGATATGAAGAAAATTATTGCGTATTGCGGATTAAATTCAAAAACTGGATCAACATATTTGCTTTTAAAAGATCATTTCCATAAATTATCAAGAGACGATCAAATGAATGCACTTATTGAGCTGATTGAAGAGTTCCAGCATGAATTAAATTACATCAAGGAATATACCCAAGATAGCGCATCAGACCCTCAATAGTTTGCTCATCTACTTGTTCACCATGATGAGCCTTCAAAATTGAAGTTCTAATGTTTGCATCTGTTTTGCCTTGACTCCGCAAACGATCAAATGTTTTCCTAAAAATCTTGTCATCTGGGACTGTAACTATTTCTCCAGCAGCATTCCTAAACCCACCAAGTACGCCTTCGGTTGGAATGCCTGCCGTATATGAACCATGTTGATACGATGGGGTAAGTATGTTTCCACCTGGCTTTGCTTTAAACATTACACCGCCAGATGCACCCGTATACGCTGCTGGCTCATTAACTAGATTTGTAAAGGTATCCCATCTTGGAAACCCAAGGTCTCTAAATTCAGCTTTAGACATCTCTTCAGCAATTGCCTTGCGTATATCTCCAGCGCTATATTCTTTTGAGCCTTGAGACATGATGTCGTAAATATTTTCACTGGCCACGCCAGGGAAGTTTTTAAACGGCTGCGTTTTAACTACTGTCCCATCTTTTAATTTCTTAGGGACAATTTTGTTTTGAATTGTTAAATCTAATAATTTTGTTGCGTCTTTTGATGGCCGTAAAACAGGCAATTGACCAATCAATCCTTGGGCAATGTGATGAGAAAAGTTGGAACTATCTTGCCCAAGTAAAGACGAAACACCAACAGTGTCTCCAAGATCAGCGTAATAATTTAAATTATTTGTTTTTGAGCTGGCAGCGCCAGGCATTGACGCCCAGCCAACACCCTCTTCAATATTTTGCTCAAGCAAGCCATATTTCGTACCTGCTTGTTTTTTCACTGGCCTTACTAATGGAACGCCAGCGGCTTGTGTAATTGTTTCTCCACCACCAGACCAATCAGACG